GACTCATCTGTCCTCTCTCACTGTAGGAGCTTGATGGGTTGACCCACCTGCCTGTACCAGCTCGGGTTCCACCCGGGCGCAGTGACAAACTTGACGGGCTTACCAAGGAAGGTGGTGCCAAGCTCCAGTACACTCACCCCTTGGATACGGTCTACAAGGAAGGTCCGCCAACCGGGCAGCCCTCCTGTAGCGGTTGCTGACTGGGGGTCTACATAGAGGTGCAGATAGGTGCTCTTCCCTCGCTTCCATATCGCGTGAGGATTTCCTACCCGCTGCCCCAGTGCCCCGGGCGTTCCTTCCGGCTGCCACTTATCCTTGTAGAAGAAGGTCACCGGCTGCTTGCGCTCAATGGCCTGTGACAGGTTGCCCATGACCCCACCCTCATAGGAGCGGTAGTAGGCCTGCGCCCGGGTCACGGGCAGCACAGACTTGGGGCGCTTGCCAAAGCCAAAGAGCTGCGCAAGCCTTGCACGGAAGGAAGTAAACGCCATGACTACCGCCTGCGCATGCGCTTGCTGAAGTCGTATTCCTCTTCCTCTTCCTCCATGACCTCCCCATCAGGCATGACCGTCTCTTCCTCTTCGATGACCTCACCTTCTGCGGGAGCATCAAGGAACTCAGCAAAGCCCTTGTCACCTGCAAGCTGGGTGAGGGCAGCAGTAATGGCAGTCAGCTCACTGTCACCCTTGATATCTTCCAGCTCCACAGGGAAGGGCTTGCCGTAGTCGCTTGCAGCTGCTGCCATCATGGCGAGGAAGCGGGCTACATCCGAGTCAATCTGAGCCACAGGCTCACTGTAGGCCTCAGGGGTGAGGTCAAGGCCCATGACCTTGGCTGCCTGAGCAATCGCCTTGGTGAGGGCAGTGTAGACCTTGGCACTGTAGGGACGGTCAGGCATGGGCACAATGCCTGCCATTTCTTCGCCAATCAGTGCGTCTTGGTCTTCTGCGATGGCTGCCAGGTCTGCGGGCAGACCGGCTGGGGCCTTGGTAGCAATCATGAGGGGCATTACAATCCTTCCGGGGGCATGCCCCCTGCAGTGGGGAAAGGCAACGGGGCAGGCTGTGCCTGCTCGAGGGGTTCAGGTTCGATGACTTCCGCAAAGGACTCAGGCAGCTGGTAGGTGCGCACCAGCTCACCCAGCACAGCCTTGGGGTCTGCCCCGAGTTGCAGCAGGAGTGGCGCAAGGCGCTCAAGGGCTTGCTGCTTGGTCAGGTCGCTCATGGGTGTAGTGCCAGCGTCTACAGCCCAATAGCCAAAGTCACCTGTGAGGTCATCTGCACTCAGGATGGTGGGGCCTACAGGGTTGGGCAAGCTCAGTGGCTCAGCATCATCCCCAAGCACCACACTGAGCATGATGTTGTATGTGCGAGCAATGGAGGTGATGACTGCATCACGGGTGCGAGCCATGCGCCCCACCTCGCTTGAGGTGTATGCCGCAAGCAGCTGCTGCTCAGTAGCTGTGCTCTTGGTGACCTCACCCCGGGTGAATGGGGCAAGCAGGCCTGCATCATTGATATCTGCCTGCACAAGCTGAGCATAGAGGCTGATATCTGAGGGGATTGCTGCCTGAGGCACAGGCATAATGTTGCCCTCAAGGGGCATACCCGGCTGCAGGTCAACCTCAATGAACTCCCCGTCAAGGCCTTGGCTTATCTTCGCAGCCCCATCCTCACTCAGGAAGCCTGCCCTGACCATCCACTGCCTTGCCATCCGTCGCACACCCTGCGCCTGGTAGGTGCGCATGACGTTTAGCTCCCTGAACTGGTCGAGACTGCGACGGATGAGGGAGTAGCCGCGCAGTGGGGTGTCAGGGTCACGCGAGAAGTAGAGCGGGATGATGGGCACCACAGGCCTGCCATTGGCCGTCTTGTAGGGGATGCCCGTGCGCTCATGCTCAAGGTCTGCCTCAGGGCGCTGACTGTCTGCTGCAGTCTCAGCATCCAAGGCACCCACCTGCACAGTGACACCCTCAAAGAGGTGCTCTTGCCCGTTGCTGTAGTCTGGGGACCACACCACAAGGTCATCAGAGAGCAGGTCATACAGCTCCACCACCCTGACCCACTGCTCTTCTGCTGGGGTCTGTGTGGGGTCACCCAGCCCCATCAGCTGGTCTTTGCCCGCTATCGTGGTCGTCTCAATCCACTTGGTGTAGCTCCTGGGGCGGAACTCATCGGGGGTCTTGCTGTAGCGCTCGCAGGCCTCAAGCAGTGGCATCAGGTACACATGACCCACATAGCGCTGCTGCTCCCAGCTGGTTGCAGTGGCATCTACCACAACCTCCCAAGGGGGCAGTGCTGCGCAGCTCACCCGCTTGAGCGGGTCTGCACTCAGGACGGGTGCCAGCTTGAGGAAGCTGCAGGGGTAGATGAGTGCCAGCCGGGTGGCATCCTCGAGCTGCTCCCGCACAGTCAGCAGGTAGGTATTGGCTGTGGCCTCTGCTACTTCTGCGTTGCCCCTGCCCCGGATATCTGCCTGCACCTCTACACTGGGGTTTTTGGCATACAGGGAGCCCAGGTAGGACTCTACTACCGCATAGGCCTTGGGCACCTCGGTGCGCAGGATGCCATCAAGGGTGGGCTGCTCCTGCTGAAAAAATCGCGTCATGTAGAGGTTGCGCAGCTCCCGCAGCTCATCCCGTCTGCCATCCCAGTAGAGGTCATGCTGCTCACAGATTGCTTGGCACTGGGTAGGGGTCAGCATGTGGCTCTCAGAATGGCAGGTTGTGGGAGCGAATACGACGCGCCCTGCTGTGAGATATCAGGTCGTCAATACGGGTCCTGCCCGATTGTAGCGCATGTGTGCGCCATGATGACGGAATATCGCGCAAGCACCGATATGCTAACGCCATAGCCATAGCACTGTCATCATGTGCCCCATTGGGTGCCTCAGGTGCCACCTTGCCTGCAGGGATGGTGAGGCTGCGCAGCTCCATCCAGCTCACACGGTCCATGACCTTGACCACCTGCAGGGACTCCCTGAGGGTGTCAAAGGCCTCCAGTTTTGACTGCAGTGTGGTGACCCATGGCTTGCCGCCTGGTGCCCTCCACTGCTCACGGTATCCGCAGTGGCTCACCTCGAGCAGGAAGGCATGCCCATGGTTGTTTGACTCAGCAAGCATGAGCGCCTGGTTGTACCGGCTTGCCACTTGGATGCACCTGTGCGCCCAGGCAGCTGGGGTGATGCGGTTGTTGCGCTCCGTGTAGACCGGCTGCATGGTGCTGACTGACACTACACAGAGGGCGCTGTAGTCGCCCCCTACCCCTCCCCCAATGTCCACACCCATGACATAGCGATCATGAGGGTGGGGTGCCTCAATCTCCCGCCCATGCTTGCTGCCATGCAGCTCGTGCTCAATCACATGGATGCCCTGCAGCACTTCCTCCCCGTAGTAGCCACCCTCTCTGCCCAAGAAGCAGTCATCGAGACAGGCAGGGTACTCGCGTCGGAACTTGTAAGGCCCAAGGGTAGCGAGGTACCGCCTGCGCCATGCAAGCTGCCCGTCACTCAGGCCATAGGCTGTGACCAGCTGCTGCTCTTCCTCAGTGTGCTCGAGGTCATCTGGCTGGGGGTCTGCGTACTTGGGTTCCTCCTGCCACCAATGGGTAATGAGGTGCCACCCGTTTTCAGGTGCGCCTGCAATCAGCTCACTGAACCGGTCCCCGGGGTTGTTGGCCGTTGACTCAATCATGAGCAGCCCATCACCCACTGCACTCAGGGCCTGTGCCAGCAGCTCTTCCTGGTCGAGGGCAAAGGCAAATTCACTGAGCAGCACAGCCTTGGGAGAGAATGAGCGCAGGCCTGTGCTTGACCTCGAGGTGAAGGCCTTGAGGCTTGCCCCTGTGTCTGCAAGGCGCAGCTCACCTTTGGCACGGGTGTCAAGCTGCCTCTGCAGGATGGCAGGAGGGTGGTGCAGCCATCTGCGGTTGTCATCCAGCAGGGCAGTAGCTGACTCAGCCCTCAAGCTCACCAAGGCGAAGAGGGCAGCAGTAGGGGTGCTCATCCACTGCTGATGCAGAACCATCTTACAGGCTGTGGTAGCAGCTACCTGCCTGGCCTTGATGCAGATGATGCGGTTGTGCCCTCGAGCTACTGCCCGGAATATCTTCTGCTGCATGGGCAGCGGGTGAAACGGTATCTCCCGCTTGCTGTCTTTGTCCTGCACCTTGTGGAGCTGGCAGAACCTGGAGGGGTCACCCAGCAGGCCTGTGACCTTGGGGTGCAGCTCGGGTGGGATGCTTGGCGGTATGTAGATGCTCATGGTGTCCTCTCACCTACAGTCTACCACTCCCCCACCAAGCTCAACACGTTGCG